CCCTCGAGTCGTTCTTTGTAATTGCAAAAATTCGTTACAGGCTAAAACACGGTTTCCTTCACAACTTGGACAAATCTTCATCTCATCTTGTAGTGCTTGCCTACCATATCATCGCAGTCAACACGGTAGGTGTTCAAAACATTTACGTTTTCACACCGCTATAACCACGCGATTATTTGAACAAGTTATCGAAATGTCTCGCGGAACAGGTTTTTGCCGGCGTTCAGCTTACATTATACGGAAAAAACCATCGGCAAACTCTCCACATAAATTTTTAAGATACTGTGCTGGTTGGCCACACAACATCATCAGATGTGTTAGCATCCACCCGACTCAACAGGACCCTGTATTTTTTCCACAAAGGCAATGCTGCCGTTTCGTCTGCTGTCGCCATATCAAGGTCTACAGCATCTTGAAGCACAGATATCCTATCGGTCGCTACTGCAATTAACTCCGCTTTCTTCGCTGTGTTTACTGCAATTTTCTCCGCATTTTGTTCTGCTAGGATTTCTTCCGGCGTTTTGGGAGTGGGGGCAATCAGAGCGCCATTTACATAGGTATAACCCGGCCCCACGCTTTGCCAATCTTCGTCGCTAAGTTCGACAGCAGTGATACCTGAAATTGTAGGGATGCTATCTTCATCTAGGTACATGCCCACGATGTTGCCTGAAGAATCCACAGTAATATATTTCATTATAAAATTCCCATTAGGTTGATTTGGGTGGCTTGGTTGTTCGGGTTGTAGATTGATACCGAACCCGCCGCAATCGAGTTAATCCACATAGCAGAAGGCGTGCCTGACCCGGCTGGTATTAATGCTGTATAAAACACCTGTGGAACGGAAGAAAAGGAAAGTGGGTAAGTCCATGTAGTAGATGTGTTGGCAGCTACGGTTATGTTACCACGGCAGATTTGAAGGCCACCTGGGTAAGAATAATAGGCCCCGTTCCCATTACTTCCCGGCGAAAATGAAGAGTTAGACGCTTTGAGTCCAAGCGCTGTATTCATTTGAGATAGAGGGACGGCATGGGCGTTAGCCGTGGCAGTAGCCACAGAGAACACCTGAGTTGCCAGACCGGACAAGGCGGCTGCTAAAATATTCGTCCTCGCGGATGCCTGCGCTGCTGCACCAACGGCGGCAATCTCTGAAAGATAATTACCTGATTGCAGGAATATTTTTTTCAGAGCTGCAAGCACCTGAGCGTCGTTTGCTGGATCCAGAGTCAGGCCGCCGCTGGTTACTATATTGATGAGCTCACGTTGAACTGTATTAAACCAAGCAGCATCAATGATGGTTGGAGAAACTCCAGTAGCAACATTGCCATTCGTCCATTCACCATTGGCATCTGCCGTAGACGTAATACTCCCAATTTTTTGCATAGCAATGTCCTCGCCAGTTAAGGCGCTTAATTGATTTATCGAGGTTGGTTTAGTTAATTGCCGTAACCAAATAATACGATGGTGTGCGAAGGTGCCAATTTACTGAGGCGGCATTCAAGCCGCTTATTACCCCACGAACGCAATGGATCGCCAGCATAAGATTGCCCGGCCTGAGCGTAGGTGATAGTGGTTGAAGGCGCGGTAACCAGCCAGGTAAACGGCCAGTCATCGCCATTCAGGGCATCACCGCAAACTGACATGCCCGCTCTGGCCTGGCGAAAAAAGGTGACAGTAATGTCATATCCCATGGCCTTAGCCACACCGATAAAATAAGCCGCGGACTGCCCACCGGTGCTGAATAGCTTCGAAACAACCGATTTTTGTCGGATCGCGATACTGTCATTTTCCCCTATGGCACAGTCATCCGGAAGCCCGAGTGTTTTTTCCCAGTCGGTTAACATGATGGTCGCGGTGGCTGGGAATGCCCCGATTATCAGAGCCTCAGAATCTTCGTCATTTTGTTGATATGACTGGGCTAATGCCCGCATTACCGCACTCTGAACACCATCAGATTTTCGTGACCACACCAGGCCGGTCGGCATTAAATTCTGCAGCGCCGCCGTATAGTCTTCTAAAGTAAACCGGCTCATGTGTACGTCACCGTACCCCTTACCGGCAATTGCCCGGTCGCGGTGGTAATATTTGCCGAGGGAGAGGTCAGAATGAACCCGGCTGTTCCGCTGACATTACTGATGGCAATCAGCAGATCAGACAGATAGATCGTTGCCCCCTGTGGATTTCCGGATTCAAACAGTACGCCGTCAATCGCTGCTGCAATTGCAGCCGTTGTTGTGCTGTCAGCCGAGGTCAACCCACTTATAGTAAAATTGATGGTTGTTTTAATCGGAGAACAGACATACACCAACGCAGTGACGGGTTGAATGGGGTAAATGTAGTCAGCGACCCTTTTCTGGTCTCCGGTTGCCTTGGTTCCTGACCAACTGTCGAGGGAAGAAATACCGTCACTGCCAACGGGAAAGCCATTGTTCGACGTATCAGTCCCGTCAATCATAATGTACACGCCGACTGTACCCGCCCCCATAAGCCTGCGTACCGTCCATGCCCGCGTTACGCCTGATACAGCAAGTGCCCAGGCTTCGTAATCATCATCGTTTCCGCCCTGAGGCGTATTCTGATAGGCCAGCAGTGTACGCGATCGGAAAGCATCTTCGGTTTCGATATCCGAACCGTCGGTAATGGCTGTGCTGATTGTCGCCGTCGAGTCAATGCCAGAAATACTGACATCCAGCGTCAGTTGGGTGCCCGCCGGGGTATTCCCTGCATCGCCGCCGCCGGTCGGGTCGTCATTGGGATCAGGAAGCACCGCAGTGATTGCACCAGTTGCTGTGCCTGAGGACCCGATATCGATCTCCGCATCTGTCGTGTACTGGTAACCATCCCCCCGGTTTAACACGGTCCCTGCCGGAAGAGTTGCCCCTGCTGTGCCGGTAGAAAAGGGTCGCGTTGTTTGTCCCGGCGCGGGCTGCTTTTTGCGTCACGTCTTTTTAACGCAGCCCACCCCGCCAGATTCTCATCCGTCGCACTCCATGGCACTGACTGCTTCGCTATCCAGTCAAGATAGCCATAATGGAGATAAGCCAGACCCGCATCCGCCGTTCCGATAATGTTCAGATTAGAAAACCGTAACGGCGTGCCTGTCCCTTTTAATTCTGATTCAATCGCGGCGAGGTTTCGCGCGCGCAGCTCGGTGAGCGTTGGCCGGTTGTATGGCATCGGTTAAGACTCCCAGACCCAGAAATAACGCTTCGACACAGCGTCCTGTCCCGGTTTTTGGTAGGTGATAAAAAGGTTAAGGCGGTTCGGATACACGATTTGTGTGACGGGCGTGATACTGGCGACCACACCGTCGTCGGTAAGCCATTTTAGCGCCTCAGCGGCAAAGTCCTGCGCTTTGTTTGCAACAACCAGCGTCAGTTTTTGTCGATTCAACAGCCAAAGGCGCGACCCGATGGGGTAATCCTGATCCTGATCGCCCCACCACCCGCGGCGGTTATCGCCGTCGTAATCATCATCTTCCCGCGCCAGCCGGTCAGTAAAAAGGCTGATTAAAATGGCAGTTTCAAGGTCATCGCCAGACTGCAGATCACCAGATGCCTCAGCCCAGTCGCCGACAGACTGTTCAGCATTCCACAGCGTTGTGATATCCGTCATTGAACCTGTTCCCCCGGTTTTTCACTAGTCGGTGATGAACTGCCGTTCTGCACATTTTTCACCACATGATTGTGAGTATTGTAGGTGTCGCGCAAATCTTTCAGCGTGGTGGTGTTGCTCCCAGAATTATCAATGATATCGCCGGAACACCTCAGAACGGGCGTATCCGCAAAAACCTCTTCTGAGGCAACGATCGTGACAGTGGTTGAATTAATGACCTTTACCGGCTGCCCGTTGGCATCAATTTCGATCCCGGTCTCTGTGAGTTTGATGTGTTGCCCCCACAGGTCATAAATGATGGTTTCACCCGGACTCAAGCCGGTTTTACGGCTGCCCTTATGACCGGAGGCAATCACTACCGCGTTTGAGCGGTCACCGGAAAGGTAGGCAATCAGCACGTCAGCGCCATCAGGCAATGAAGAGGAGAAACCAAACTCCATCAGGCGGGGCGTATCGCTGCGCACTTCCAGCGGCGTCTGATACTGCACTTTCTGGATCCCGCCATCATCATTTGTCAGTGATACGCTGCCCACGCCAAGCATCATCATCGCCCGGCGGTAAAGCGTGTTGAGCATTGTCATCTGTTCAGCTCCTGAATGACGTTGTAGAAACGATATGGCTGAACCGAGAACGCCGCCGGCGGCATCAGTACCATCTGCGCCACCGTGCCCTGGTCATCTTTGATAAATGTGACTTCCGCCAGCAGCCACAGCACGTCATTGATGCCCATCTTGGGGATGTTGACGGGGATCAGGGTATTGGGTTCCCACAACTTGCCCGCGCTGTCGCGCCAGTTATCAATGGTGACCTGCAGAACCTTAGAGCGGCCATAACGCCGGTTCATTTCCCAGTCAATCGCCTGCTGCGCCAGCGCAGTGGTGTTCATAGTGCTTTCAACAATGATGATCCGGTTCCGGTATCGCATTTTAGCAACGTCCGGATCATTCGCGGTGGCTTTGGTCACGGCGCCATAACCGCTGTCATCCACCAGCGGATTAACCGTCATTGAGACACCGGTGTACTCGGAAAACCGTTCATCCATCGAGGCCTCGTAGGCCGCCGCTTCAATGTTGATACCCTGCGCCACGCCGCTGGCGGCCTTCTTGGTCCCGACCCTTGTTAGATACAGACTGCCGTCCGGCAGGTCATAGTAGAGAAGCGCCGCCCAGCGCGTGATGCGGTCAATGATTTCCTGCGAGCTTTCTCCCCAGTTCAGCGTGAACTGGGGGACATTTTGCATATCGGTCACGTCGCTCGACACGGTGATCCCATAGGGTGCGGCCAGACGCTGCGCAATCTGCAACGGCGTAGCGCCGGTGATCACGTTGTTGTCCCATTTGGCAGAGCAGTCCACCAGGTCTTCACACTTGCTGCGTCCCGTTGCCCGAACTTCGTGCCTCGAGGCGGAGATCATCGGCGCCCACCGGTCGATGTAACCGGTAATGACAGTATCGCTCCCAAGCTTTACCACACAGGCATCGCCCTCTTTGACCAGTTGCTGACCATCACTGCCGGGAAATTCATCCATCAGCGAAAGGTCGAAATCGCTGGGAAGGTGATCAATGCTTCGGGTCACGCGCACAGAATCCCAGCCGGAAAGCACCTTGCCGCCGACGGTTAACGTCATCTCATCGTTCATGAAGAAAGCGCCCTGAAAGAAAGCGGCATAAATGCCGGATGGACAGGCTCGGCCATTTTTACCAGCCCTTCTGTTCGCCCCGCATCCTGATACAACCTGTTTGCCAGGTTAAGCGCAGGAAGCGCCGCGCTGAAAGTCACGGTGGACACGTTCGCCAGCTGCGCTCCTTTCTCCTGAAGCGTCGTTTTGACCGTTGTCTTCAGATCGGATAACTCGCTGAAGACATCGTCATACCCGGCATCAGCCGCCGCCAGAGACACCGTATCGATCACGCTGACCACGCGCTGAAGAAGTTCAGCAGCATCGTCATAGCTTACGGGCTCGTAAAGAGACGCCGCATAGGCCATTGCGCCAGCACTTAGCGTGATGAGATAAATTTGTGCCGCAGAAGCAATACTGCTGTCGCAGCTGTCCGGCCGGTAAGTGGTATCCGTGAATGCTGACAGTGTTTCAAACAGGCGAACCAGGTCTAACCCTTTGGCCTCACTGGACAGTAACGCGTTGATCACGGTCTGCGCGCCGCTGGCATACGCCGCTACGCTGACTGACGCCAGAAGGCTGGCCGTGACATCCTGAACTTCTGCCCGGTTTTCAACTGATGCCGCCATTTTCTGCGATACCAGAAGGTCATAATTATCCGTGTCTGCCGTCGTCGTCGTGGTATTTGTCGCGCCCGAGGCATTTCCGCCAACATCCCCCGTGTTGTAACGCCCGTAACGGGTGCTGCCGAACGTGGATTTCAGCGTATTACTGAGATTCGTCGCCTCATTTGCCGTGCGGGTCACCATGCTGGTCCAGAATGAAACCGTGCTTTTAAGCGTTTTTATTGCCTGCGTCACCGTGCGTAAATCAGAATTGACCTCCGCAATAAACGTGGCCGCCGTTTTGGCCGCCAGCGCCAGCCAGGTCGTCTGAACCGTTGAAGCGGCTGAGACCGCGCCGGTCACAGCAAAAACCCGAAGGCCGGACTCAATGACGGTGAGAGAGAATTCAAAAACCCGCTCGGCGTCTTTGGTTTCCCGTAGTTTCAGACCACCGTCGGGAATGCTGACCGTCAATTCGCCCAGCGTAGGATGCACCAGCGTACCAGCGCCCGCACTCTCACAGGCGGCGATAAGATTATCCCGCTGTGTCATAACATCAGCAGCGCTGTAGATCAGGCTGGACTGGATAATGAATCCGTTTAAGGTCAGACGGCGGGTAGAACGGCCCAAATCTTCGACCCAGACCGTATCGCGGTACGGGTATTCATGGACGGCCTGCCGGCGGCCAAAGTTGCCGTCTGCATCAATAATTGCAAAGGGCACGCCGCGAAATGACGCCGGATGAATGTGATCCTGCCAGTTCCAGCTGTCGCCCGAAAATCCTAACAGCGAAGACAGCGCGTTTTGTAACAGTGGCATCCTGTCCTCCAGAAAGAGAAAAACCGCCGAAGCGGGTCAGGTTGATATATCAGGGCATTGGCATTGCTGTGGTGATTTTGCCACCCGTGCCAGAGACTTTTTTTCGCTCTCCGGTTCGCTCATTAATCAGCGTTAACTCGATTTCTACTTTTACTTTCTTTCAATGATTTAGATAAAGCATCAGCAAGTTGTTTCATGTCAACTCCACCACCAGATATTCCATTAGATCCGGCTGCAGGCGCGTTGATATTTGGCTCATTCCCTTTGCCTGTCTGGTTAATTTCAGAGTTCCCTGAATATCCTTGCGGTATTCTCCAGCGGGGATCGGTCATCGATGTATTGATACCATTATCAATACACTTTCGCTGTAGGGCTGACTTCCATTTTCATGGCGGATCATGGCGGTCATCAGGCGCTTTAGGGTGGTTGGGTCACTCAAATCCAGTTTTTCATGCGCGCCAAAGCCCGTATCTTTGGTCACTGCATTGATATAGGCCTGTGAGTCATTTTCACTGGACGGGGCGTAGGTGTGGATAATGCCATAAGGCGTATCATTCCCCCTTCCACCATACAACTGCAGTTGCCTGCTCATCGCTGCCAGGCCATCGTTCGGGTTACTGAAAATAGGAAAACTGCCATCGTTACCCACTGCATTGGGTGCTGCGCGCAAGTTCCCAGGATTATTGTTCCGGATACCCCGTGCATTCCCGCTTCCCGGCTGATTGAACGATAATGGGGGTTCAACAGAAGATGGATCCTGCACATACAGCCCTTGCACATCCTGCTGTAACTGGCTGGCCTTATCCGTAGGGCCATAAAAACTGTTCAGTTTTTTGACCAGATCGCCGGAGGCGTACCCCAAACGGAGATCCAGTTTTTCATCCCACGACAGCGTTTTCTTAAACGCGTCATTTTTTTGAGCATCACGCAGCCGGTCGGCCTGCTTTCCCCCGCTGTTCCACGTCATCAGGGAACCCACCGTTGCGGCATCGAACCCGTGCTGCATGATCTGCGAAGCATCATCAAAACTTTTCTGAACTATCGGGGCCTGCCCCAGCCACGCCTGCCCCTTCATCAGCATGCCGTCCCACGACGCTGAAATCTGATTGACCTGGTTGCGGAATGCCAGCGCGTTCTGCACATCTTTATCAGAAAAAATCAGACCGTCACGCTGCGCCTGATCTTTAAGGCGCTGAACCTGATCGGTGCTTTGCCGCAGGTAGTTCAGAAGCTCGGGTGAGAACTGCCCCACCTGCGCAATCACGGCCTGCCGGGCGGGGGACTGCTGGAGCATGGCCTTATTCAGGTCATCCATCAGTTTTACAACATCAGCCATGCCCTCCTTAGTTTTGCTGATCTTGACGCCCATCTGTGCCAGAAGGGCGTTAAAAGGATCATCCCGACCGTTAAGCGCATCGTTGGCACGCTGGTAAAGACCGGTAACAGAGCTTTCCGCAGAATCCCGCGTTGCCCCGTTTTCAATCATGGCACCGGTCAGTTCCTGATAAGCCCGGGTCGTTGCGCTGATGTTTTTAGCGGTAGTATCAATTTTATACCCGGAATCCGCGTACTCTTTGATCCCCGTTTTGACACCGTTTATGACCGTGGCCAGGCCGCCTAATCCTAAAGTCAGGCCGCCCACCATTTTCAGCGGCGGTACAAGGTCCCCGACAAACTGCACACCATCCCGGGCGTTTTTTGCCAGTTTATTCAGGCGGTCACTGACTTCATCAAGGCCTTCTGCGGAACGGCGACCGCCGAGCTGCACAACTTTTTGGGCATCATTGAGCTGGGGAGTCAGTTTCTTCACCGCATCATCGATGTTCTGAATAGACTGAGAAACCTGATCGTCCGCTTTTAGCTGGAAATCAAACACATTAGCCATTAATCGCGTTCCTTTAACTTATTGATGCGCAATGCCTGATCCCGCCACCAGTTGAGTTTAGACCACGTCATCCGCCAGCCCTGATCCGGCCCCCAGCCGTAGTAATACGTCACATCGGCGATGCGTTCGCGCCACCGCCCGCCGTCGGGGAGAAGTTTAAAAAACCCAGCATGTAACCCTCGCAGCGTTTGTAGTCCGTAAAGGGCAGGCGGTTAATCACCTGCGCCGGAATGCCGGAGATTTCAGCGATAAGCGCGGACATCGCAGCCAGACCGCCTTTCACAGTCTGGGTTTTATAAAACTGGTCCACCTGGTCAAGACAGGGTTCACCAAGATCGATACCTGCCCAGTTTTGCTCCCCTTTGCCATCCTGAAGGGCTTTTGGCAGCACGATCACCGTGCTGCTTTCAACCGTCGTGACGGGGTCGGGGAGGTAATTCAAGAAGGTAAGAAGAAAACCCTCACAGTGTTTAAAAGTGGTAAACGGCATGCGCCTGACAACCTGCGGCGGGATCCCCGATAACAGCGAGATAAGGAGCCCCATCGCGGCCAGCGCGCCGTCCGCCTTCTGCTTATCAAAGAACTGATTCACTTCGATGAGCGCAGGTTCATGCAGTGAAATGATTTCCCAGACCAGTTTACCGCTGGCATCCGTCAGCGGTTTATCCAGAGGAATAACGATGCTTTTTTCCTGCTCTTCCACGATCAGCTCTCCACGACTGAGAAGCTTTCCCAGCGGACATCGAACACGGCGTCTTCACTGTCCACTTCCTGTGATTCGACTGTCCACATCCCGGTACCGATAATCGTTTTACCGTTGGCGAGTTCAGCCACCACGGTGACATCGGTCATGTCGTTAAAGTCAGCCACCGTGGTACCACCACTGTCACGAACCTGACAGGAGATATACGGCGCGGAGGGCTTTTCTTTATAGCCATGAACGCGGTCCATACCGGTCAGGGTTTCGCGTTTAACGGTTGAAGGACTGTATTTGAACTGCCCGGCGACCATGATTGTGACGCCATTGGTCGTCACCGACGCGGTGCCCGCCAGGCGGTTGGAGGTATCACCCATTGTTATTCCTTACGCCGCGGCTTGCAGGCGGAACTGGTTAAGAAGTGCAAATACGCGCAGCTGGTTGATCAGCACGCCGTCCCATAACACGTCTACACGGTTCGGGTTGGTCGTGCTTTTCGTCACAATCAGACCGGCGGCGAAGGCTTTGGAATCCTGCACATAGCCGTTGTATTCCAGCTGTGTGTACTGGGCGATCAGCTCTGCACGGATAATATTTGGCGTCACAATCGCGGATCCCGGCGCAAAGCGAGTACCGTCTGCGGCCAGCTTCATGCGCGCAAATTTCGACGTGATCTGCGTGCGGATAAAGCGGGTGACAAACATCAGCAGGAACAACGTTTCCACCTGCAGATAGCTGTCATCCGCATCCCCGTATTTATTGGTCTGATACGTGGTGATCAGGTTTTCCACCTGCACCGTGCTGTCATCAGCCACCGTGAAGGTCGAAATGCCGCTGTAAAGCAGGTTGTTGCGCTCGGTCAGCTCGAAACGTGAAGCCAGTGGCGGTGCCAGCACGCCGGCAATCGTGAGCGTTTGCAGGGGACGCCCCGGATCGTTGCGCAGACTCCCCGCGACCGCGCCCGTTGCAGCCGCGGCCCAGACATAAGCCGGCGTTGGTGAGTCATATACCCCCAGCAAAGAGGCATGCTGATCGTTGCGGGCTTCGCCGAGCGTGGTCAGTTGTCCATAGGTGCCAGACACAGCACCAAAGACGTGGCCGTAAAGCTGTGAAGCGTAGCTCCAGCGGCCGGTGCTGTCCGACAGCAAATTCTTCAGCGCATCGAGAGAAGTCGTGTCGGTGTAAGGAGTAACAATGAAATCAAAGGTCCGGTCGCCGAGGTTTGCCAGCGCCGTCGTCATGTCCGGTGCACCCGCCCCGCCGGTGAGTGCGGTAAGCGTAATACCCAGGCCATCAGGCGTAGCTTCCCAGCCCGCGCTGCCCAGATAATTCAGCCGCAAATCGATGCTGTTGCCGTGCGTACCCTTGTTTTTTGCCGTCAGCGTAATGACTCCGGCGGCCGATGCAGCCGTGACCGGCAACGCAATGGTGGCATTGATCGCCGCCGTCAGCGCTGTGGCCATCGTGGTCACGGTGTCAGTGCTCAACACCGTGGTCTGCACGCGCTGGCCCGCGACATACAGTGAAATCACGCCGGTTTCACTCGGTGCCGTGGTCAGCGTAATGGTGCCGGTCGCCGCCACCATCGATGTTCCATCAACCAGCGGCAGCAGATAAATCTCACCGGCAATGTCGTTGGCCAGATACGCCGTCATCTGGTTATGCAGCATTGAACCGGCACCATAGATACCAGCGGTGTTCGATGCTGATGATTCAATAACCGGGATATTGGGGTTTACCGCAGCATTCGTCAGCATCTGACCAATGATCAGGGTACGCTGCGTTGCCGTTGCGGTATTTGCCTGCGAGTTGTCAAACTCGGCATAGAAAAGCGGTGTCCGCAGATTGCTGGGGATATTTTGAAAGTTCATTAGCTCGCACTCCCGGTGTCCGTTGAAGCGGCTGATTTATCAGTGGTGGACGACGCGTCTGCGCCCTTTCCGGACGCCGGCGATTTCGCTGCAGGCGCGGAGGTATCAACGGTGATCACATCCCCGTCACGGAGCCGGCGGTTCCAGAACATACTTTCAGCGACCTCTGCCCCTTCTTCGGGCAAAAAGGTGCCTTTAACCGGGTCACGCACAGTGCACCCGGCTGCGGGTTTTACAAACATGGGATACTCCAGAATGTTATTGAGGCAGGTCGATGGTGACGCCGACTTCCGGCGTGCCGTCAGGTTCGATAATAGTGACGTCAATTCCCTGAAGCGGATCCGCTTCGATGGGGTAAAATTCTTCCGGGCCCTGGTAATACTCGATATCCAGTTCCATCAGCAACTGGGCGGTGTGCCCCTCACCACCGGCATTGACATCGATAGTAGAGCGCACCTGTAAAAACTGCTGAGTCTGTCGGGTCAGGTCATAGTTGTTGATCACCGCACGCTCGATTTGTTCGCGCAGCTGCTCCAGCGCCTCTTCCGCTTTTACCGCGCCGTTGTCCTGATCAAGGTCATCGAGCTCCTGCAGGCGGCCGGTGATCCGGACGGTGGTCACGGTCGTAAACTGCGGTACGTTACGCCCGAGGGAGTTTTTCACATCGAGAGGGGTTTGCACGAGAATAGCGGGATACATCTCCTCAGACGTGGGCCAGTCGCGCGGAGAATAAACCCGTTCAAGAGCATCTGTCTTCCCCGCAAGCGCGCCGATAACGAGCCCCCGCAAAGCTGCTGCATTCATACCTTCACCCTGTTAAGAATAAGCTTTGAGCCGCCGTGGCTGTCCGGCTGGATATCGGCGATGGTGAACAACGTATTCACCGGCTCGCCGCCGACCGTGCCGATAAACACCCTATCCCCCTTCTTCGGTGGAACGCGGAACTCACTGTCCAGCACGCCCAGGACGGGAGACGTCGTGTTTACCGTGCTGCCATCATCAAGAGGTTCAACCTCCTGCGTATAGGCGCGGTCGAAAATCCCGCTGATGGTATAAGCCGCACCACCGGCGGGCCGGAAATCAACCGGGTCACCAAACACCCCATGTAACGGCCTGAGCAGATGCTGATCCCAGTTGATGCTCATCAGGCCGCTCCGTTCTCAGGTGTCGGGGTTGCCGGGTCTGAGGTGGTAATGGTGGTTTGACTGTCTGTCTGGGTCACAGAAACTTCCTGCGGGCCAGCGCCTTCCAGCTCCTGCTGCAAATCAGACAGAGACCTCACGAAACCCAGCGCAATGAGGCGCTTTGAATCCGCTTCGGATAACTGGACACGCGTATTCTGAGCGTATTCCTCGCCGTCATGACGCAGATGTTTTCCTTTGAGAACAACCACGCTGACCAGGTCAACGGCCTCTGAGGCCGCTTCGGTTGTTTTATCTTTTGCCATGATCACACCACCGTCGCACAAAGGGATGCGTTAACCCGGCTTGGGATAACGATTGGGGAAGACTGCATCATCAGAAAGCGCTGGGCAGGGTCTTCTTTCAGCCAGCTTTTCGGTGCATAAGCCATCGGCCCATAGTTGAAGGCAGGATCCATAATTGCCCCGAAGGCTCGGGTGCCCATCAGATCAGCGCCAGACATGATCACCGAACCATCGGCAAGCATCGGGGTTTCAATGCCGGTATCCGGGTCAATGAACCAGTCGTTGTAAAGCCAGAGGTCAAACTGACCCCAGCGCCCTTTATATACCGCCCCCTTCTGCACACGTGCGCCGGCGTCAATCTGGTTACCGAACGGGCTCAGTGCAGGGAACACAATGGCGTTATCTTTGATGGTGGTGTCCAGGCGAAATGCCTTCCAGGACTTGTTGGTGAAAACCAGATCAGTCGGCGCAGCGCCAGACTTTTGCAACACCAGCGTCTGCCAGGTTTCAATGTCGTCAGAGGGCTGGGTGTTTGTCGCGCCGGCGGCGAGGCTCGTAGGCCATTTATCAGAACCACTGAGCGCAATGGTCAGGGAGGGGTCGCGGCCAAAGTCAACGACAGTGGTCGGGAAGCCTTCGCCTTTAATGGTGACGGTACCGGTTGACAGCGCACTGCATCCCATCCACTCGAGGCGGCGATTCAGAATATCGATCTGGTCACTCATCTCGAACTGGATGTTCAGCATTTCTCGCTCAGCGGCGGTGTATTCACCCCCAATGCGCTCGCCAATCTGGCGGCGGATAGGTTTACGCAGATCAGGCGCGCGCTTATCTTTGATGTAAGCAGGCTTGAACTTGTCGGTCTGATAGCGGCGACTTTCGACCAGCTTCCCCTCGACCAGCGGCGAGCAAAACGGCGCCATACGACGGAGACCCACATCCACATCGATCGCCACATATTCATCGTTGCTGGTCTCGATGTTTGGGAAAAAACGGTCGAGGATCCAGTTTTGTGACGTCATCAGGTTCGGAACCAGCCCGACGAGCGACACCGTATCGTAAATAGATTGAGACATAGCGTGTTCTCTCTGTGTCCCGACCTGCTGGCCGGGATAAAAAATGGATGCATAACGCCCTGCCCGGTAAAGGGCATGCGAAGAAGGCGATTTAAAGGGGAGCTACGTTTTAGCTGGCAGGTGCCTGAACACTGTCACGCAGGAAAATACCGTAAGGGCGGAGTGCCGTTTTAAGCGCGGCCAGCGTCCAGCTCGAATCAAAGGTAATACGGTTTTTATTGATTTCGGCCATCAGGTACACGCCGGCTAACGTGTCTGCAACGGTGGCATTCACATCATCGGCCAGAATAGCCTGTGGAACCTGACTACCATCGGTTGCTGTCGCCACGCTCAGGGTGTACTTACCCGATACAGTAATCACCCCCAGTACGGTACCGCGCTTATAGGTTGCTGAACTCCCCGTCAGAATCGTCACAGTATCTGACACAACCTGCAAAGGGCCGGACAGCAACTGATCCGGAATGAAGGTGTCATGCTGAACGCCGGGCACCCAGGCGTTTTGTCCTACCTGATTCACAGTCATTATTTTTTACCTTTTACCTGGTTGTAGAGAGCGGACGCAAGAGATACCACGGAGTTTGCTGAAGGACCACCGTTGTCAGCGTTACCCAACTGGTGATTTTCAACTTTAGACATGCGTTCATCCAGTGACATGCGGCGGGGCTGCGATGCGACCGGTGCTGGACCAGAACTCGCCATCACCCGGATTGCGGCGGCGGAACTCATGCCGGTGGTAATCGCCAGTGAAACGGCCAGAGGGCCTTTGCCTGCAGCAAATTTACTGCCGAGAATGCGGGAAATGCGATTGCGCTCGGCGCGGCGACCCTTTTTGACGTCACGATCATCTTCATCATCGTCACCGTCGTTTTCATCGCCTTCATCTTCATCGGCATCCGCATCGTCGTCATCATCATCAGCGCGACGGTATTTGGTATTTTTTAGTACTTTTCCTTGTCATTACCATCTTCGTCGTCAGAATCATCACCATCATCTTCTTCTGCACGCTGAGATTTTTTGGACTTGTCTTTATCATCCTGATCGTCGTTGTCGTCCTCTTCCGCACGACGGCCTTTGGCCTTTTTGGACTTTTCTTTTTCGTCTTCATCATCTTCTGACGCGTTAGCACCGCGGCCAAAAAGGTGACCAAAACCTCTGATTTTCATCGACATCGTTACTCTCCAACTAGTTGTAATAAATCGCGGAACGCCGCATCAGGCGAGGCCACTCGATCAGCCAGCCCCAGTTGCACACCGTCGGCGCCAAGGAAACAGGCGGCTTCGGTATCCCGGACGGTTTTCTCTGTGATCCCGCGATTGCGGGAGACGGTACTCACGAATAAGCGCCCCATTTCGTCAATATCTGACTGAATGGCTTTACGCGCCGTTTCGCTTAAAGGTTCATACGGATTGGACTCTGCCTTACGGTCGCCGTAGGTAATGATGGTGACCTGCAGACCGTCATTTTTAATTTTCTGCGACCAGTCAACGTGCATCACAATGACGCCGACAGAACCGACGCCGCCAGTACGCGGCACAATTATTTTGTCCGCCGCACTCGCCAGCGCGTAAGCCGCGGAATAGGCGCTTTCGGATAAAATGGCCCAGACCGGTTTACTGCCGCGCGCGGCATAAATCTCGTCTACCAGGTCAAAACACCCCGCGACTTCGCCGCCTGGCGAATCAATGTCCAGACAGATGGCTTTGACCTCACCGTCATTCAGCGCCCGCAGGAAGCAGGCGCGAATGCCGTCATAGCCCGTCATCCCGCTGTAAGGCCGCAAGGAGCCGAGCTTCTGCACCAATGTGCCCTGAACCGGGATAATGGCGATACCTTCCACCACGTCATAACCCGTGTCGCGGGCCTGCCGGGAGAATGAATCATCATCGTCATCCCAGTCCGACATCGACTGAATGCGCGTCAGGCCAAAGCGGTCAGTCAGCGCCGCCATGACCACTTCGGCCTTTCGGGGATGCAGCGCCAGCGGCGTATTAAACAGGCGCTGCGCTAAGTGCGGTAAATTCACTGTGCCTCCGGATCTTTAATTGTTTGAGGTGCAAAGGTGTCAGCCTGTCCCCATGTCGGAACCGGCAAACCGCGTTCTTTGAAGGCTTCGATTTCGCGGGCACGCTGATCGAGAAGCTCTTCCCAGTCTTCGCCGACGTTTTCTGAAACTTCCATTTCCAGCGTTGACATGCCGGAATCCATGCCGAGGATCGCGCCTTTTTTCTCAGCAACGGGGTCTACCCAACCACGTCCCGGCCCCATCCACTGCGCACGGCAATACGCCGCTTTGGCCGCCAGAAATTCCGGCGCGCCAGCAGGAAGAGGTACCTCGCCGATATCATGGAGTTCTTCGATAAAACTGCTGAAAATGGGCTGGGCAAAACCGCTGGCAAAATCGTCGCGCCGGCGCGTCAGGGTTTTCCAGGCTTCCAACATGGCGGAACGGGCTGAACTGTAATTCACATCAGACCAGTCCTGCGTTAACTGCTGGGTTGAAATGCCCAAGGCTGCGGCCACGTTACGTAATGCTGCACTTTCGAACGCCGCAAAGTTACTGGTTGGCCGTGCTGCGTTCACGGTGTCTATCTTTTCACCCGGCGCAAGGATTGGCATCCGCGCGCCACTTTGCAAAGAGATACGTTTATCATTGTGATAATTGGTACGCATGTCCTGATAAGCCAGCACGTCATCAGTCTGCAGTGAATCAGCGAACAGGCCAGGGTCATAAGGCGAGGTGATGTACGCACCAAACACGGCATTGAGAATTGAGGATTCCAGCTCTACCTCGTCGTATTTGATCAGCATTTTCAGACGCTGAACGATAGGCGTAAAAATACTGCTGCCCCGATGCTGTGCGGCGCGGTCGCCGTCAAAGTCATGCACGACAATCGGACGCCCCCACGCGGTTTCACGCCTGACGCGTTCCCACGTCATGGTTTTCTCAGCGCTCCACCAGTCGCCCATGTGGGCTTTGCGGATGTGATACGCCACCGGCACGCCGTCGTCGTCAATTTCCACGCCGCCGCGGATGTTCAGCATATCGAATACCTGCTGTGGGTTGCTCAGCCGATCCGGGTCAATAATCTGTATGGTCGTTGCATAACGCGCACGACCGTGCCCGAGCCGGTCCGTCCGGTATTGCAGAACCGCCAGCGCATCGCCGTCCACCAGCTTGTGGCGAAAAGCCAGACGCAACATCTGGGAAACCGTTTTTTTCCGCTCAACGTCGCAATAGCGTCCCGGGTCATTTGCCCAGTTACGCCACGCCGCCTCAACGGCCCGGCCGTACTCATCCGCCCATTTGGCATCAAAAGCTTTCAGGCCGGTTTGAAGTGCCAGCGCGCGATAATCCACTTTAGCGATCGGGCGAAAATTAGCCCCAACCGCATTGTCCAAAATGCGGGTTACGCTGCCTGATGCCCAGCCGTCATTTCTTGCCATGTCGCGAACGCGGGAAACGATGCGGTCGCGGTAGATGTTGACTTCGTTATCCGGCGACCAAAGCGCGGGCTGCCAGTTCGCCATCGCATCGCTGAATGAATCCGCAGCGTCATAAGGCACGCGGCCGGAACCGTTCAGCATGGAGGCCTTACGGTTCGATGGGGGTAAGGGCCGGCCGTTTGGCCCGAGAATTCTGACCTCTCCGCTATTCATCAATACCGAAACCTTAACGTCACGCGTGGACGTTTAACGATGCCTAACTGAGCCTGAAGAAGCTGGATCAGCGCGGTGAGCTGTCCAATATCTGTCTGTTGATAAGCGACCGAACGCGTGCCGTCGCCCTGCGTGTAAGAGAAAGACACACCCTTCGCACCCGTCGAAAGCTCGAGATAGGCCTGCTGTGCGCTGGTCAGCGCGGCCTGTAACTGGTCACGCGTCATCGCACCAGCCAATAGGCTGGAGTTGGGATTAAACATAGAGGTCCTTAAGCGAGGCGCTTATGCAAAGGTTTACGCTGAGGTTTTTCAGGTTCGGTAATAATGACGCCCGGTAGGCGCAGATTTTGCTTTTCTTCGGGATCGACCGGCGGAGGTAAAAGCTTACCGGCGTCTGCAGTGATACTGTCAGCTAACCCGTTGAGTTTCAGCCCCATATACATCAGGCCGCACAGCGCGCCGTAAGAATAGACCCGGCAGTCCAAGGCTTCGTTAGCCCTGCCCGGTAACTGCTCCCAAACACGGTATCGCTGCCCGCCGGCCGTTTTCGTAATCGAGCGCTCAGCCAGTAACTGGCCGAAATAGTTAAGGTCACGATCCACAGGAAAATGCATAAAGCCTGCTGAGGCGGTACCGGCTTCAGGGGGCTCAATATGCAACCTGGCCCGAACAGAATCTTTTGCCGCATTCACGCCCAGAATAATTGGCCGAAACTGCGCTTTACTGCGGGATGTGGGCTTTTTGGTCGGCCAGACCGGGGAGCGTTTACCCCCGCGGGCGGACTCACCTTTGATGGCCCAGATCCGACGACCCAGACGCTCTTTGGCAAACTCATAAACCTTCTGTGTGTGATGACCGCCGGAGTCCATGCAGGCCGCCATTAAGGTGAAACCGCGACCGTCGGCGCGCCGCCATACCTGCTTGAGATAGGCATCAAGCCTTTTCCATGGTTCATCGGTTTCGAGATCCCCCTCGATGACGTCATAGGCAATCGACCAGCTTTCTTCGTTGCGGCCCCAGCCCACCACTTCAATTTCGAAGCGCCCGTCCTGCGTATCAATGCCGGCAGTGATCGCCGCAACGCCGTCAGGGACTTCTGCGGCGTAGACCTCACACCGCTCAACCAGTTTTCTTTCACTCAGCGCTTTTTCACCGCGGTCTTCGTAGACTTCCCCCAAGACCAGGTTGATAAACGTCTGACGCATCAGCGCATCGTCCTTCACCCTCAGCCATTCGGCCACCAGGTGTTTCCAGGCGGCATTCGGAAAAAGACTGTAACCAGCCCAGATATGAAATCCTGCGTGCCCCTTAAAAGGCCGCGTGGCGCGCCACTCCCCCTGTTTCACCATCACTGACAGGTCATTGTGATGTATCACGCACCCGGAGTGCCGGCAGACGTAATAGGCCGTTTCCGGTAAACCATTTCCCTCTTCGTCTTTATCCCACTTGATGCCGTATGGCGTATCCGGGCCGCCCCATTCCAGAACCTGAAACTCACCGCAGTGTGGGCAAGGTACGTTGAATTTGCGCTGGTCACTTTCGCTATACGCCTTTTCAATACGTGATATACCCTTCACCGTTGGGGTCGAGCCCAGCACTATTTTGCGGTTCCAGAAGGTTTCGGAACGTTTGATACCCAGGGCAATCTGATCACCCTCAGTACCGGCACCGCCGGAGGGATACCCGTCAACTTCATCGAACAAAATCACGCGGCAGGTGATACGACGGAAGCCACCCGGACTATTGGCCCCCACGAGCGTCAGGTTTGAGCCATTGAGAAACTGTTTTTTTAAGGATGGTTTGGTTACTGTCTTTTGCCTTACTGTCCCCGGCAATAGCTGCCAATACCGGTGTATCACGCAGCATCGGCGCTATTTCGGTTTTGCTGTAATCCTCGGCATCTTCTACGCGAGGCTGCACAACCAATATCGGTGAAGGATCATGCTGGAGGTAATAGCCGACAACATGATCGAGAATTTTGGTGTAACCCACGCGGGCTGATTTCATAACAGAAACCTGCGTCACCAGTGGGTCGGTGATGGCGTCCATCATGCCATCCTGATAACCAAAGGAGCGGAACCGCCCCGTTTGTGCACTGGTCTCTTTTGACAAGACGGCGTATGTATTGGCCCACTGGCTTAATGAGAGAGGCTCCGGCGGCGCAACGTCTGCCCGCCGCTGCCTCAACTCTCCGATGAAGTTTGACCACGCACCGGAATTAGTCACCGCCTCGTTTGTCATCTGCATCAAGGCTCAACTCCTCCATTGCCTCATGAACCACCTCCTGCAGCGCCGACACGAACTCTGCATCACTGGTGGTCGAGGCAAGCACCCGCAAGCGGGGGCCATGTTCGGGAGCAATTGCAATGAGACGGGTACGCATGCGGGAATACTCTTGCCCAACGGCGGCGATCATCTCTTTGTAAGGGAGTACCTGGCCCGATTTAATCTCGTATTCAAGCTGGGTAAGTAAAGCCAGAAAGTTTTCTTTCAACGTCCGGGCTTCATCGAGCGTCATCTTGGCACCGCTGTCAGCGATCATGCGCTCGACAATTTTAGTTGGCGACTCATGATGATCTGCCGGCGTTTTGTTACCCAAGTTGTTACCCTTGGACTTGTTACCTACTCTGTTACCCTGCTTGTTACCTACGGTACTTTTATCGTTTTTTTTCGCGGGCCGGGTAACAGTTTTTCTATACCGTTCAATGTTGGCATTTGATGCCTTCACATCAATGTCATCACCATCAAGAACCAGCCAACCACGGGCTTTCCAGGTGGTTACCGTCTTGCGGCTGACACCGTGAAGTTTGGCAAAATCTGACTGGTTCATGTGTTACCTCAGTTGTTACCTGTTACCCAAATTTCAAAATTTCATAGCTAGACGCAGAACGCGGCGCGCAATGCCCGTGCAATAGAAAGGTCCGGGGAAGGACCCATTTTTTATTGAGAGTCATTATCAAATGGCGTAACGTTGCCATCCATGCCAGACAGTCGAGAGTGGTTCTCTCTGAACGCTTTGTTCTCAACCTCGCGCTGGTTTAAGACTTCTGCCCAGTCCATGAGTGTTCGATGTGGACACACACGCAGTGGCATCGCGCCTGAGATATGTACCCCATCCTTCAGTGTATCCGCGCCAGCAACCCATGTTTGTTGCTCAATCTCTTCAATGAGCGCGGCGATGGTAGAGACTGAATCACGGGCCGCATTCAGATCTTGTAAGGCTTTTCCTGCCTGCGTGCAGGGATGCTCACCCTCACTGTCACACCCTGAATCAGATGATTCACCTGTGATAATTTTGTGAAGTCTTTTTATGCGTCGGCGGATTTCCGATAAATGACGACTGACATCCCCTGATAGCCTGAACAAATCCTGCAGTAATTCATTAGAATTTTCTAACGCTGAATACCCGGCGTGCACAACACCTGCCAGTTCGGCGGTTCGTGCGCTGGTGAGGTTGATGGTTTCGCCCCCATCCAAATCAAATCTTACGCCAGCTTCATAACAAATAAGCTTATCCAGCGTCGCGCAGGCTGAATCAAACCATGGAGCATTTGCAGAGCCAGCCTTGCAACCATTGTTAATATTATTCATAAATTCCTCACTTAGCTGTTTTCAACGCCTCACCGATCGCCTTGCTCAACGCCCCCGG